TAATCTATTAGGAAAGATAGGCTTAATATTTCTATGCCTGGACGACCCCTCCATAAGATACGATGTGAAAGCTTTACCCGAGGATCTAAGTATAAAGTTCAATGCTTGTGTAAAGGATATTATCAAAAGACTTCTAAAAAATATCGTTGTAAATTTCATGCTGGTATGTCAACGGGTCCGAGAACTATTGAAGGCAGAATAAAGGCAATACAAAATTTAAAACAATTTAAGAATAAAAGCTATCAAGAATTATACGAATGGATCAAATCGAAAAAATATGTGAAAGACTAGAGCTTGGCGAACCTCTAAGTACAATTTGTAAAGACAAAGCAATGCCAAGCGTTTCATCAGTTTATAAAAAATGTAGAGCTGATAATAAATTACAAGAGAAGATAATGAAAGCTAGACAGACAGGTGTCTGGACTCTGTTGGATAAGATTGCAGAAGATATGCAGATCCCTAAGACACCGCAAGAAACTCATTTCTTAAGAGAGAAGTGGAGTCATATTAGATGGCTCGCAACGAAGCTAGCAAGTAATACATTTGGAGATAAGAGCCAAGTCGAACAGAAGATAGATAATCATTTAATCATAAGTTGGGGAGAACCAAAGGATGACAAAAATATTATTCAAGCTAAAGAAGTTATGGATCAAGTATCAAGTGTGGATGCTAAAGCAATACCTGGAGAAAGCACATCTTATTCGAAAGAAGGATAAGAAGTAATGGTTCATTGTGTTGGTTCTTCGTTTTTGACTATCAGTTCCACAATCCTCGCGCACGCGGGAGGAGATCGGTGAGCTGGTTAGTCTCTGTATTGGTCTCTGTTTAATTGAATAAGCTAATGATTATGTGGGTTGTCTGTTGGTTATGTACCTACGACCCTATCATTTGCATAGAAAAGGGTAGATTTTAAAAGAACAAAGGTAGGGTATGACCGAAAAACCACCCGCATTTTTTAAGAATATATATAACTCGGGAGTTTCAGACACAAACACACACAGGCTTTAAGATGTCAATAAAAGATAAATACACAGATAATTTAATAACCGCCATGGTTTTTCACGCAGAAGATACGGGGGGGTTAATTATTCACTTAAACGGATTTGAAAGCCAAGATCACGCCAATAGATTTTGTAAAAGACTTATGAAGAATAGTGGCATTGAATATAAGTCAATCAAAGAGTTATTTGATTTGCCAACAATTCACTAATAGGGAGGGAAACATGATGTTAGGAATAATAAACGACATAGAACACTACTGGAGAGATCACAAAAAAGTTGTGATCGCTGTAGCTGTTATTATTGTTGTATTAGCAATATTGTAATATGAAAGTACAAATACCCTATACGCCAAGACCGCTACAAGGAAAATTACATGAAAGCTTGGATCAATATAGGTTTGCTGTACTAAGTTGTCATAGAAGATTTGGGAAAAGTGTAGCTATTATAAATCATTTAATTAGAGCTGCACTTACCCATAAATTAAAAAATCCTAGGTTCGCTTACATAGCACCTACTTACAAACAAGCTAAAAGCATAGCCTGGGATTATATGAAAATGTTTGCGGGTGGAATACCTGGAGTTAGGTTTCATGAAACAGAACTAAGATGCGATTTGCCGAATGGCAGCCGTATCACCTTGTTATCCTCTGAACAGCCAGATTCACTAAGGGGATTATTCCTTGATGGAGTTTGTATAGACGAGGTAGCTCAAATAGATCCGAGATTATGGAATGAAATAATAAGACCAGCACTTTCCGATAGGAAGGGGTTTTGTTATTTCATAGGTACTCCAGCGGGTATGAGTAATATTTTTTATGATTTATACCAGCACGCTTTATCAGATGATAAGTGGTTAGCTTACACAGCTAAAGCAAGCGAGACAAAAATTATCGACCAAGAAGAGCTAGACGCAGCAAAAGCTCAAATGGGAGAGGCAAAGTATAAACAAGAATTTGAATGCGATTGGATTGCAAATATCGAAGGATCGGTATATGGAGATATTATTAAATCCATTGAAGAAAAAAAACAATTAACGAGACTTGCTTACGATCCGGCTTTATTAGTTCATACCGCTTGGGATTTAGGAGTGGATGATAGTACAGCAATCGTATTTTTTCAGCAATTAGGGAACCAGATTTTGGTTATAGATTTTTATGAAAATAACCGAGAAGGGTTGCCGCATTATATCCAGGTGGTGAAAGATAAGGATTATATTTACGGAGATCATTTTGCACCCCACGATATTGAGGTTACGGAATTTTCAACGGGTAAGACCAGAAGAGAGGTAGCTTACCAATTAGGAATAAGGTTTAAGATTTTACCTAAAATAAATTTAGAGGATGGTATCCACAATTTAAAAATGGTTTTACCTAAGTGTTGGTTCGATATAGAAAACACAAAACCATTAATAGATTCTTTAAGACATCATCATCGAAAATATAACGAGAAGATGAAAATGTTTAGTAACAAACCTATTAAAGATTGGAGTTCTCATGCTTGCGATGCTATGAGATATTTAGCTTTAGGAATTACTGAATTACCAAGAAACAAAATGGCAGCTCAAAAATTAGCTGTTAACGATTATACAATACACGGAGAATAATTATGGGATTTATGAAACCAACAATACCAGCAATGCCTTCAATACCAGCGGTTCAACCATTACCCGATCCACCTAAGTATGATGATGCGGATAGAGCTGCGGAAACAAAAGCTAAAAGAGCAAAAATTATGGCTGGAAGAACAGGTAGAGCATCCACTATTCTAACCACAGCTAAAGGTTTAGAGGATGATGAATATTCAACAAAGAAAACTTTATTAGGAGGATAGTATGGGAGGAGTAAATCAACCAAAACTTAAAAAACCAGGCGAAGGTTGGGGTGGAACTTTTAAACCTAAACCAGGAGAAAATAGTGCAACTGCATTATTAACAGAATTTAGAACAGCTCAAAGTCAACAAGGAGAACTTGAAGGATTACGATCTGTTAGAAAAAAATATAATATTAAACCAAAAAAAATTTATTCAAGAGAAAAAGCACTTTTAGCAAAAGAGCAAAGTGAAAGTTTAGGAACATCAATTAATAAAAAAACTATACTAGGAGGATAACATGGGAGGAGCAGCACCAAAAATTTTTAGACCATCACCGCCACCAGCACCCGTTTATACACCAGCTCCAACTAAAGCTGAGGTATCACAAGCTCAAGCTACAACTTTAGATACAAAAATGAAAAGGGGTAAAGGTAGATCAAGCACAATATTAACAGGTGCAAAAGGTTTAGGCGATAACGCATTAACAACAAGCAAGAAATCATTACTCGGAGGGTAAATGGCACAAGATCCAAAAGCAAAAATGGTAGTAGAGAGATATAAAACTCTCAAAGCACAAAGAGTTACTTGGGAAGATCATTGGCAAGATATTGCTGATTATTTCTTACCAAGAAAATCTAACATCACAATTAAAAGAACTAAAGGCGATAAAAGGCACGATCAGATTTATGATGGTACAGCTACCCACGCTTTAGAATTATTATCAGCTAGTTTAAATGGTATGCTAACGAATACGATTTCTCCGTGGTTCATATTAAAATTTAGAAACGAACTTATTAACGAAGATGATACAGCTGTTGAATGGTTAGAGAGCTGTTCAAAAGTCATGCAACAAGTCTTTGCAAGATCTAATTTCCAACAAGAAATATTTGAATTATACCATGAGCTATTAGCTTTCGGTACATCCGCAATGTTTATTACGGATGATGTTCAAGATGATTTAAGATTTAAAACTTTACATATTTCAGAAATCTTTATTACTGAAGATGATAAAGGAATGGTAGATAGCTTAACGAGAAGATTTCATCTTAAAAATAAAAACCTTCCATCCATGTATCCTGACGCAGAACTTCCAAGAGCTATCCTAACGGATATAGATAAAGCTCCTTATGACGATGCTGTGATTATTCATTCAGTTTATCCTAACGAAGTTAAAATGGGATATGACAATAATAAAAATATGGATTGGGTTTCTTGCCATGTTCACGAAAAAACAGGTACACTTTTAAGAGAGAGTGGATTTAAAGAATTTCCTTATGTCGTTCCAAGATATTTAAAATCTTCATCCAATGAGATTTATGGCAGATCACCAGCTATGAATGCTTTACCAGATACGAAGATGTTAAATACAATGTCTAAGACGACAATCAAAGCAGCTCAAAAACAAATTGACCCACCTTTAATGGTTCCTGATGATGGATTTATTTTACCCGTAAGAACTGTTCCTGGTGGATTAAACTTCTATAGAGCTGGAACCAGAGAAAGAATTGAACCATTAAATATAGGATCCAATAATCCTTTAGGATTACAAATGGAAGAGCAAAGAAGAAAAGCAATAAGAGAAAACTTTTTTGTTGACCAGTTAATGACAGTTCAAGGTGTAAACATGACGGCAACTGAAGTGATGCAAAGAACTGAGGAAAAGATGAGATTACTTGGACCCGTTCTAGGCAGACTTCAATCTGAATTATTACAACCTTTAATTACAAGATCATTTAATTTATTATTAAAAAATAATAAGTTACCCGCTATGCCAGGAGAAATTGGCGAACAAGATGTTGAGATAGAATATGTATCTCCATTAGCTAAAGCTCAAAAAACACAAGAACTATCATCTATCATGAGAGGAATTGAAATATTTGGTTCAATGCAAAACATTGCACCTGTATTTGATTACATAGACATAGATGGTTTAGTTAATCATGTTAAAGATGTGTTAGGCTTACCCGCTAAAATTATGAGATCAAAAGCAGAAGTTCAACAGATCCAACAAGAAAAACAACAAGAACAAATGGAACAAATGCAACTTCAACAAGCTCAACAAGTAGCCGAAGCAGCGGGTAAAGTAGCTCCCGCTTTAAAGGTAGCAAATGAACTCTAAAGATTTAGAGCAATTAAATATTGCTTACAAACAAGTTTTTGAATCTGACAATGGAAAAAAAGTATTGGAAGATTTAGAAAAGAGATGCAGTTATCATACAACTACTCACATTAAAGGTGATAGTCATGAGTCTGCATTTTTAGAAGGAACAAGATCTGTTGTCTTGTTCATTAAAAATATGCTCAATAAAAAACCATAGGAGGAAAAATGAGTAGTGAAAATCAAGAGGTAGCAGTACAAGAACAACCATCGGTACTGTCTGGAGACCCTAAAACAGAAACTCCACAAACAAACGTAGATTGGAAAGCAAGTCTTTCTGATGAAGTAAGATCTGATAAATCTTTAGAAAATATTAAAGATATAGAAGGTTTAGCAAAATCTTATGTTCATGCACAAAAAATGGTAGGAGCGGATAAAATTCCAGTTCCAAACAAATATGCAACTGAAAAAGATTGGGATGCCGTTTATGAAAAACTAGGCAGACCGAAAACTTCGGATGGATATAAATTTGACTTACCACAAGATAAACAAGTGGATGAGGCATCATTAAAAGAATTTTCAACCCAAGCACATAAGCTAGGATTACTTCCTGGGCAAGCTCAAGGGATGGTTCAATTCTATAATGACATGACGGCTAAATCTCTACAAGATGCTGATAGTAAAGCTCTTGCAGCTAGAGAAAATAGCACGAAGGAACTAAAACAAGAATGGGGTCAAGCATTTGACCAAAAAGTTTCACAGGCAGCAACCTTAGCGAAATCGGTTGGTGCTACTGAACTTTTAAATGCTAATCTAGCAGATGGAACTAAACTGGGAGATCATCCAGTTATGATTAAAGCTTTTGCAGAATTAGCAAATAAAATGGGAGAAGATAGTATTGTTCAGGCATCTGGACCAACATATCTAACACCATCACAAATAGATAAACAAATTGGAGAACTGACACAAACAGGTTCGGCTTATTGGGATAAAAACCATCCAAACCATGCAGACGCAGTTCAAGAAGTTTTAGCTTTACGAGATAAAAAAAATAACGTATAGCTGAAAATAGTTAGGATAATCGAAAGACCCTAGTTGACACTATGAAAGTATAGGTTCCAGGAGAACTGAAATCGAGGAGAGACCCGCAAGGATAATCATCCGCTTAACAATAACATAAACTATAAAACAGGAGGAACTTATAATGAGTTCACAAATAACAACTTCTTTTGTAGAGCAGTATAGTTCAAACGTATCTATGCTTTCTCAACAAATGGGAAGTAAACTAAGATCTTCTGTTGATGTGGAAACTGTTACTGGTAAAAACGCTTTCTTCGATCAAGTCGGAGTTACAGCTGCTCAATTAAGAACGAGCAGACATGGCGATACACCACAAATAGACACGCCACACAGTAGAAGAAGATTGAGCTTAGCTGACTATGAATGGGCTGACTTAGTTGACGATGTCGACAAAGTTAGGCTTTTAGTAGACCCGACAAGTTCATACGCAAGAGCAGCGGCAGCAGCGATGAATAGAGCAATGGATGATGTAATTATTACAGCATTCAACGCATCTGCATCAACTGGTGTAGCTGGTGGTTCATCTACAGCTTTGCCTTCTAGTCAAAAAACAGCGACTTCAGACCAATCAGATGGTTTGACGATCACTAAACTTTTGGCTGCGAAGAAAATCTTGGATAACAATGATGTTGACCCTTCTTTAAGAAGATACATCGTTTGCGGACCACAACAAATAT